AAAGAGAACTATTATCTGCAAAAGCAGAACTGGCTAATAAACAAAATGTTAAAGCTATTCTCATGTAGGCTCACCATCTAACCTTGAGCATATTCTAGACGATATCAAAGTTCTAGATGTATTTGTTCTTTTTACTTTTGAAGTAGTGCAGAGATACACAGCCTCATCCATGTCAATTTCTCGTATGTATACATCAAAAGATTTATGCTCTTTGTATTCAACCTTTATGATCCTATACGTTGTAGAGAAAGGTATGTTCATCCAATTTAAATCAAACAAATCAATCTGGTAATACTTTATCTCTTCTCTAGAATTAAAAAGAGACATCTCCACTTTGACCACGTTTTTAACGTGAGATGTTTTTACTTCAGGGTACGCAGGCGTCATTTCGTGCGCGGACGCACCAAAAGCAACTAGCATACCTAATGTGATTAACTTACTTAGCAATACAGCTTGCCTGCACCACCGCAGTGTAGGTCCCACCTGGTAATGGTTTAGCTGAACCATAAACTGCACTGGATGCAGTGCTGAACCATGTAGAACCTGCCAAGGTTAAATTAAAGTTTGTAGTGCTTCCCACAACTGTTTTAGCGGCTTCGTAGGCTGACATGCCAGAAACAGATGTTTGCGTTACACTTGTGCTTCCTGTCCACGTTAGCGTGTCAGATAGAGAAGGGGACGAACTAAAAGCTGTTGGGTGTGTTATACTAGCTATATAAGCATCTGCTATTGAAACGTCATACCTGATTATAGGTAGTATGCCACCATCCGCAGGAGTTGTGCTTAGTTTGCTTGCAATCGGGTTTCCGTATGCACCTGACTTAGTTGTTTGGATAACACATTTAGCTTCTACGCTTCCTGTAATTTCAACATTTGCTAGTGCTGGAAATGCACATAGTGAAAGTATTGCTATAGAATATTTCATTTTAGACCTCATTGGTTATACTGCATGTCGATCATCTCTTCGTGCAGAATTTGTTGTGCCAAATTATTACGCAAGCCTTTCTTGTTATCTGATATCTGTGAATCAGCAAGAGTAGGGGCATCATTATAAGCACCACCATTTATAGATGCATTGTAATACATATTGATGTTAGTTTGCTGATTGATAGCCATGATAATTTGATCTTGTCCTTGCGTTTTAAATAAGGTCAACGCATTGGCAGATGCTGTTAGCCCTAATTCAATTCTAGTTTGCTCTTCTTCTTCCTCTTCAGAAAGAATTAGATTACCATCTTCATCATACTCAAAGTCGTTATCGGCGTCTATAGCACCCATAGCCTCGTCATCTTCTAGTACATCATACACTTCAACTACAGGTATTACTGGTATTGGCTTAACATAACCTGGGCATGATGGATTAGACTGTTCATCGTAACATTCGTCAATTCTGTAGCTATATACCACCAAAGGATCTGTTACACTTCCCTCGCCCTCAACAGTAATTGATCCATCTCCCCATCTAGAAGAGGCTACGTTAGATAAAGGAAAAGATTTAACAATTGTATTGCCAGGCACTCCAGACCAATCGTCCGTTGCACTAAACGTGTACCCTTCACCTTCCGCATTTAAGTTACGGATGTGTACTTTCATATTGTCTTCTGGGTTTTTTACTGTGGTGTATTTGTATAATAGGCCATTTACATCTAAGCCAGGTATGTCAGGCAGAACAGAACTCATACCCCAACTTAGTGCTGTGGATGCGGCATTTCCAGTTGTTCCGTAGCTATACGGATCACAAGAAGAGTAGGAAGGCCAAAGTGCTAATAATAACACTAAGACCTGTTTTTGTTTCAATGTTTTCATTAAAAATCTTTTTCATTGGATTGTTTTGTTCACGCTCAATAGTCTGCTTAACTGTCTCCATTTCCCACGCAACTCTAGCTTTATCGCCCACCAACCCTAAGTATGGACAGGGCGTCCCAGCATTGAGCATGGCGTCAAACACGCGAGAATCTTGGCAGAGAGTAGAAATTGCGGCTACCTTCATTCCCATATTATAAAGGGCTTTTGCGTTTTTTAGTTTTTCGCAGTTCATGTCTCGTACAGTTCGACCTGCTGAGATACCAAGTATCTGTGTCTGCACAGCACCTGCAACACCAACAGTACACAAGTCAGAGTTACTCGTACTAATTTGTGGAGAAATTGCAGAGGGTGGTGGACTATTTATGGTAGTTTCCATAGTTCCATTTGATGTCACTGTGCTATCAGACTTAATTGTATCGTCGTCTTCGGCAAAAGCAACATTACCTATAGCAAAACCCGTAATAAACAAGAGTATTACTATAAATAAACGTATCATTTTCTTTCTACCAGCCGATCTAGCTTTTCTTCAATCCTATCAAACTTACTCATAATTTGACCAAGGACTTGAGACGAGTCAGCTTTAGTGACATATTCTTTAGCCAACTCTTCTCTAGTTCTGTTAAGCAAAATGGTAACGCGCTTTAGTTCTTCATGGTGGGCTTTAATCCACCATATTAAAAAACCAAACCCTGCGGTTAAGCCAATGTTCCAAATAGATTCCATTTTACGTTATGTATCCTATTCTGGTTTAGTAGGCCATGTTATATCATTCGGGAAACCAGATTGTTCTGGTACATCTAATAACGCTTGTCGATAATTTATCCACTCCGCTTTCTTTTCTGAAGAAAAAGAATCCCAAAGCAAAATATTAGTTACTTTAGGGTCTACATCTAGCGCAAGAAGAATATTTCTTTTTTCGCGTTGCATAGCTTTATTACTATTTAAAATATCTTCTTCTGTGAGGATAACCTCTTCCCCAGTAATTGTTTCTTCACCTGTATTTACGTCTATCGAGAGATGTCTCATTATGACCACCTTACATTTATCCAAGGGTTACCAACACCAGCACCACTACTCATGTTCTCACCATTACCAAAACCACTATTTATTCTAGTATATCTGAGTTGAGTTATTGCACCACCTAAATTCACTATCCCACCTCCAGCGCTAGGACCAGCCCCATAGTTAGTGGAATGTGACGCATACCATACATTACCCTCGTCCTTAACTAATCGCATAAATCCAGAAGCTCCTTGGGGAAGTGCTTTCCATACAAATCCTTGATCGCCAGACCCAACTGATTGTGCATAAAATGCCATCCAACCACTTTGACTCTCATAACCACTTGTTTTAATCCCTCCAGATGTTCCTAATTGAATTATTGGTTCACTACTATTACCAGCTGTACCTCCAAGTGCGTTAAACGTAACGTCGATAAAAGTAGCCCCCGAAAGACCTGTGAAAGTAACACTTGTATATGAAGTAGCACTACTCCATGTTACTTTAGTCCCAACATTTGAACCTCCAACACCAGCGTTATTGAAAGCTGTTGCTGTAGCCGAATCAATAGAAGCAACATTTTGCAGTTGCCTACTGTCATTAATAACGGATGTTCCACCTATTTTAATAGCCATCTTCGTATTCCTTTACTATTAGCTGTTAATTTGTGTTTTAAGCTCATCAATCTGAGCTTGTTGTTCTTTCATAGCTTCAATAAGTACAGCCACTATGTTGCCGTATTTAACTGATTTAATGCCATCTTCATTAGTGTTGACTACATCAGGCAATACATCTTCTACTTCTTGAGCAATGACACCTATTTCTGAGCCACCATTTTCTAGCCAATCAAAGCTAACACCACGCAAAGACTTAACTGCATCTAGTGAGCCTGTAAGTGTCTCTACATTTGTTTTAAGTGTAGCATCTGAAGTGGAATTGAAGTTGACTGCACTTACGTCACCTGTTGCTACTATATCACCTGAGACTCTTACATCAGCCTCAAAGTTAAAGCCCCCATTTGTATCAGTTTGAAAATAAGTAAATGAATTATTAGGCACTCCCACTTGAAAATACTTACCCGCACCTTCATGTCTAAACCCATAAGTGCCTGTTGTACTACCATTCTCTACGGCTACAAGACCGCTAGAAGTCACTGTGCCAGTAACATCTACTCCTGCTGATGTTGTTTCAAATTTCTTGGAGTTGTTGTGATAAAGAGAAACAGAACCATCAGGTACTGCTACCAACATATTCTCACCGCCAGAATGTTTTTTTAGGTTAATACTTGCGCCGTTTGTTGTTAAGTTTAAGTCTCCAGTTCCATTGTCAAAGAGATATGAATCTGCACCATTGTGAAAAATTTGGAAATCATTTGCGTCTCCTAACAAC